CCTTCTTTATTCCTTTGAAAGCAGCCGTAGCTGCAGCCATTGCTGTAAAAGGGTCCATATTAAACTACCTTACTATTTAGCAGAATTAATATTCCGCATTTGCTCTACAGCATCACGTATTGCCTTTATGTTTTCATCTATGCGACCTAGCATTACAGCCTGTATCTGTGCCTTATTCTCTACCTCATTAATACGTATCTCTTGCCTAGCTATCTCACGGGCATTGGTTGTTACGTTTGCATCAAGGGATGACATGTACCACACAAGACCTACAGTTTGTACAAGTATAGCTAGTACAAATGTAGCAGGTACTGACTTAGATAAATGCCATCCGTCAGCCATTATTCAGCAGCCCACGGCATACCTGTTGAGTTAGCTTGAGCAGCTATCTTGTTAGTAATGTTAGACGTTATAAGAGCTTCATTCTCTGCACCTACATCGCCAGCCTTACACCAAACTAATGCGTCTGCTTGAGCTAGTGAGGCGTATGCTGTAAACCCTGATGCTGTGTGGTCAGGTGTAGCTGGCACAATCTTTGTGTACGCAGGAGTTACAACGGTTGTAATATCATTACCATCAGCATCTTGAACTGTTTCTGTAACCTCTGGTACATCAACAGTTTTGGTATGCGAGTATGACCCTGACCGACTGTGGCTTACCTTAGTGTCAGCATCTACGCCACTGCAAGACCACTCAACTTTATATACTGCGCCTGTTGCAGTGACTTTGTGCATATCTGTTACAGACCATGTGAATGTAATTGCCATATCTTATCCTTCCAATGCCGCTACTTTGGTTTCTAATGTTTCTATACGAGCCATGGCTTCTTGCAGAGCTTTGATTGCTTTCATGTATAGAACAGAATACTTCACAGTTTTGTGAGTGCCATCTTCAATGCCTTCTTCTTTGTTACCTGTTTTATCAGCTTGTTCCTCAACAAGACCATTTAGACCAACAGCTTCAAGCTCTTGAGCAATAACACCGATTCTATTGGGAGCATCTAGCTCATCTGCTTTCATGCTGTACTTGCGAACAGTTAATGCCTTGATGTCATCCCACTGTGAGGATGCGTCTGCTATATTTTCTTTGTATTTAACGTCGGAAATAGCACCGTAACTGTTGTTTGTGTTCGTAAGATTGCCGTTTGAAGTTATGTTAAGAACAAGATTACCTTGACCAGTTGTACTTGATGCAGAAAACCCTGCTATAAGTGATCTACTACTTCCCGCTGCGTCTTGTTGATAAATACGAATGTTGTCCAAGTCATCTGAATAGGGCATAACCGCGGCGGTAAGGCCACCGACGAAACCTTCGCCACCAACGAATGGGCAAAAGCCACCATCTGCCCTAAAGAAAGCCTTAACAGTGCCAGCACCGTCTGACAGCACCATATAATTGTCCTGTGTCCTAAAGTCTAATCCTGCTGAGTTGCCGTCATAACCTCCAATAATTACGCCAGTGTCTCCCGTCGTTATCAATGATCCAGCATTAAGACCCAGAAAACTGTTGCCAGACCCAGTAGTGATTGCCTTTCCCGCACCAAATCCTGTCAATGTGTTATTTGCTGCTGCGCCTTGGAGTTTTAAACCCGCTTGTGCGCCAACACATACGTTTTGATTACCTGTAAGTTTTGTTCCAGTAATACCTTGACCTGCATCAGCGCCAATAAACACAGAACTATGTGCTGTTGTGGCAAATTTTGCTGCATCATTACCTATAGCAACGGAATCTTCGCCAGTAGTATAAGACACACCTGAATTAGTACCCAAGAAGGAGTTTCTTTTACCCGTGGTGATTGCCTGACCAGAACCCTTGCCTACCAAAGTATTGTCTGCCGCAGCACCTTGAAGAAGCAGACCCGCAGATTTACCTATTGCGGTATTGTTTGAAGCCGTAAGTTTAGCACCCGTTATACCTTTTCCCGCATTATGCCCAACAAAAGTTTGTGAAGCACCTGTCGTTACAAATTTACCTGCACTATACCCAACAAAAACTTGTTCTGCACCAGTGCTAACTGATCCTGAAAAATTTCCAACGCTGGTAATTTCACTATTATTATTAACATTAAGAGCTTCATACCCAATTGCCACGCTGTTGTTTCCAGAAGTCAAAGTTCCTAAGGCTGCTCTTCCTATGGCAATATTGCCAATCCCTCCAGTTAAACCTTGTAACGGCAAGTAACCCATTGCAATATTACTATTTCCTGTGACAATGCCATTAAACATAGCATTTTCACCAACGGCAACATTTAAAGTTCCAGTGGTTAAATCACGCATAGCATTTGTTCCCACAGCGACATTGTTGGAACCTGAATTTGCTTCATGCAGAGCCTTATAGCCCACCCCTACGTTACCATCCCCAGAATTTAAGTCTGTTCCTGCCTCATCTCCTATTAGGACGTTGAAGTCAGTGTCAGCATCTAGTGCATCTCCTGCGTTGACACCAAGTCTTGTGTTAGATGTACCTGCTGTTGTTGTGGATATTGCGCCGTCTGCGGCTATGTTTAAACGCTCTACACCGCTTGTATACATTTTAATGTTAGTGGCTTCTCTGTTAAAAATATTAAAGTTTCCACCATCTGTTAGACCTATAAATGTACCATCACCGCTAGTATTTCCCGTTTGGTCTGAGGTAAACAATATTCTTATATCAGCAGCGTCAGTCAGATGAAAATCACCAGCAGGTGCTGCTATGCCTATACCAATATTTCCCGTTGAGCCTTCTACAAAAAAAGCATTAGCATCATTGTTTGATTCAACACGGAAATCTAGGTCTATACCAAGATCATTAACAGCAACTTCAGCAGCCCTGATAGTAATTCTTGGTGTTGTTCCAAGTGCTGCCCCTAAACCAATCTGTAAAGCATCTTCGCTGTCATCCAAACCAACATGGTAGTCTGCTGCGTTGCCATCAAATACAATCTTTGCATCTTCAGCCCCAGCATCGCCAATAGTAAGCGTGGGAGTAGTGCCATTTAACAAAGCTCCACCAGTGACTGTTAATACATCCGTAACAGTCAGATCGTCAACAACTGTAGTTCCTGCCAAATTAAGATCAGTAAAAACATCATAAACAATTTGGGCAGTTCCTGCTCCACCAGTACAAGCAATTACCTTTGTGTCTCCAGCAGGGATTACAACATTGGCTCCACTTCCTTGGGTAAACGTCAAAGCCGCAGCAGTTCCATTCTCCATTATCCAAACTTTAGACATTGTTGCTGGCAACAAAGTTACTGTGCAAGCCTGTCCTCCACCAGTAAGTTTAAGATATAATGCTCTATCGTCATCAGCAGTGCCTTCAGACATGGTAATATTGTCTGAACTAGCATTTGCTATAACTCGTGTGCCATGCCCAAGAGCTTGGCCAATTAATTCTAGGTTCGTATTGGTGACATTTCCCCATGTACCAGAGTTGTCACCTGTCCCCATCTCAGAGAGTCTGAGATCATTTACAAAGGTAATGGCCATATCAATCGATCCTTATGATAGCATTGTCTTTAGTTTGTGCTGGGAAGACAATCTTAAATGTACCACCAGCAACAGTGAAGTCACCACCAAAGTCTAGGACAGCAATTGCGCCTCTTGAGTTTGAAGATGCATCCCCCAGAGTCTTGTTATATATTAGTGCACCTCTGGCTGTGAATGTGGCCGAAGTGAACTCTGGATCGGCTGCATCGAAACATCCGCTGGTGCTGTTTTCAATGACTGACTTAGTTCCCAGTGCAATGCCCCCAGTGGTGTATCCGTTGCCGTTGGCAACTTCGTTTGCTGTGATGTATCCGTCTGTCGCTGCACTTAGTGTCGCTGAACTTGTGTACAATGCAATGTGGAGTGTATCACTATCAAGGTGATGATCACCCAGCAATACATCCTTTTTAAACAATGTACACATCGCTTGTGTAATAGCCATTTATAGACCTCCGTTATATTCAGCTGCATAGTCGCGTTGCATCTCTTGTACAAATAACGAAGCAGCCTCATCAAATTGCGCTTTATATAGTGTTAACGTTTCTCCAGCTTTAAGGAAAGCGGAAGTTTCGTAAAGTGCCGCTGCCAACAAAACAGCAGGAGCATGAGTGTCAATCCAAGTATTTGCATTGGTTGAACTTAGCCCCGCCTCTGGAGCAATGAAATCAACTTGATATGCTAGGGTCGCACTGGGTGTCGGTGCCAGAGTAATAACTGTCCCTGAGTTTCCTGCATTTTTAGTTGAATACATTATCGGCTGTCCAGTGGTTGCTGACTTAGGCCAATAATCTCTTAAATAAGAATCCACTCTGTGGTTTAAATAAATAACATTACCGTTTGAATCAGTAATAGAGACTTGCCTTATCATCCTTGCATTAGGGACTGTGTAATCAAAATTGTTGACAACCAAGTTTGCGGCCACAACATTCCTGAAACAAGGAAGATTAGCAAGCTTCTGGAAAACCATCTCTTCAGCCTGAGCAATGATAACATCTATAGATGCTGTTAACTCTGTGGAATCATCTTCCATAAAATTTACGATATTAGCTTTTAGAGTTGTGTAGCTCATTACCCATCACCCCACTCTCCTGAACCCCAAGTAGACTGTCCCCAGCCCTCAAGTTCAACACTTTCAGCGCCGACTGCGCCTGCACCGCCAACGCCAGTCTCATTAATTGATATGCTCAGAGCCTCAACG